TATCACGACCTACAAAACAATCATTACGAAATCTGCGAGTACGCAGATGACGCATACAACGCAATAAAACAAGCAAGAGAGGATTTGCCTGATATGAAGGCTAGTCCTCTTTCTTGTGAGTATTGTATTAAGGAGGATTAAATGAAAGATTTACCACTAAAATCTTCTTGTATAATATTTGGTGTTATTATTCTAACACTTGTCGCCCTACCACCCCTAGCGTACGTATAGATAATACTAATTACATATATTAGTTTATGTTATCTACAAAATACCGTCTAAAATTAGAAGCAATTTGCAAAGATATTGCTTCTGGAGCAGAAGTCACTATGAGTGATATGATTTGGGCCCAAAAATTGGCTAAAGCAAACACATCAGCAAGAGGTATGTTAAGTTCAGCAAGAAGATTAGCAACAGATGAAGATGGTTCTTGCTTAAAATATTTGGATATTGGAGATCCAAATTCAAGTAAGAATGGATTTTATGGAGCAGACGATATAGCAGACTGGTTTAAAAATAATCGTTCAGACGATTGGAGGCAACGAGACTAAATGAAACAATTCAACACATGGGTATTAAATACCACAATTTACATTATTGATTTTCTTTACAGAGGTAGAGACTTTCAAAGGTTCTGGGTATTAGAAGTTATCGCAAGAGCACCTTACTTCTCATTTATCAGTGTGTTACATTTTCGAGAATCCCTTGGACTTCGAGGTGAAGATCATATATACTTGATGAAAGAACACTTCTATCAGGCACTCAATGAAACGGAACACTTGGAAGAAATGGAACTTAGGGAAGGAAATAAATATTGGATCGATAGGTTCTTTGCCAAGCATCTTGTTTTATTTTATTTTTGGGTCATGGTTGGCTACTATCTTATTAATCCTGTTAACGCTTATGACATCAATATGAAAATTGAGAAGCATGCATTTGAGACCTACACCAAATATAGTGCATGGCATCCCGAAGACAAGAAGATTGCAGAGATTGCACAGGATGAGTTAAATCATTCCAGAGAATTAAGAAAGGCAATGTTAATGATCGCATGACTGTAGTTCATAGTGTGAATATTATGATATTAATACTATTGATTTCTGTAGGAATTGTGATATACTACATATTGAGATACGACCATTACTTTCCAAATGATTAGTTTTTTACTTTTCAGTTCAAGTTTATTAAACTTTGCTTTTTACATCTATGCAATCGGTTTTGTGGTTGCATTAGGATTAGAACAGGTTCTTAAGTTTAGACCTTTATCTGTTGATTCATCAATGAACGAAAGAAATATGTTCATTGTTCAAACAAATCGAAAGTATTTGTGGAGACAAACTTGGGTAATTAATATTAATTGGTTCTTATGCAATATTGGATTGTATATTCTATCAAGAAATATGCAACCTATCGGTGATACTTTTTGGGATGGTGCATTATGAAGAAGAAAGAAGAGAGAAAGTATGCAGAGAGTCGAGAAGAATATTTTCGTGAGTTTCATAGTGTCGTTGCACCAGTGGTTGTAATAGATGGATATGATTATGAAAGAAAGTATGACGAAGAACCAAACTTTTGTAGGCAACCAGATGAATAAGTTAGTATTATTATTACCATTGTTCTTTATAACAATGTGTGGAGAAGCACCAGTAACACCACCAGCTGGTGCTTGTAGTCTTCCTTTAGATGGTTCACCTGCTAATTGTCCTGATGAAAGAGATTTAATATTTTTAAAAAGAGAAGAACCAAAAGGAGAGATAGACGTAACAAATCCACATCATCTTCAGAGTTTGCAGATGATGTTTCAAAGAAATTTAAAGAAGGGTGAAATTGAAAGAAATGCAACCCTACCTTCTGATGCTATAAATAGTGCACTAGATGATTTTATGGAGGCACAGTATGGGAGCGATGGTTCCACCGAGCAGGAAAAGCTGCTATAATTTTAGAGTAACGGAGATTAATCGTGTTGTTGACGGGGATACTATTGATGTCACCATTGATCTTGGGTTTGATCTATACAAGAAAGAAAGAGTTAGAGTTGCAGGAGTTGATACGCCAGAGAAAAGAACAAGAGATCTGGAAGAGAAAGCACTGGGATTAGATGCCACTAACTGGATGAAAGAACAATTGGAGGGAGCAATCGATGGAGATGATGAACTCACCATTAGAACCGAACTTGTTGGTGGCATGGGTAAGTATGGCAGGCTTCTCGGTTGGTTGTACGTTGGGGATGCTGATACTTCACTTAACGAACAAATGATCACCGAAGGATATGCCTGGTCATATGACGGTGGCACAAAACAGAAAAACTTCGAAGAACTACGAGAAATTCGTAGATCTTTCGGTACATTACAGGAGGGTTAATGATGGCATTATCAGATAAAACTCAAAAGATCTTTGATAAGGTCGTTGAATGGGACAAGAAAAAAATTGCTTGGTTTCAGAAAAAATTTAACTTAACTGACTACCAAGTCCTTTGCATTACTTTTGCAAAAGGATTTATTATAGGTGCTATTATCTTATAGGAGAAAAATCATGTTACAAAAAATTATCAATGGAATCGCTATTGCAAGTGGTGTTGTATCTATCACCGTCGTTGGTGCTGTTGGGGTTGTATATCTCAATAAAGATGCTATCATCGAAAACGTCAAAAGTAAAGTAATGGAATCTGTCATGCCTGATGGCCTTGGAGATTTAGGATTACCTTCAACAGAGGGAACATCTTCACCATTACCAGCTGGAGTAGGTTTAGGAGTTCCTAGTTTCTAAAATGAAAAAATTTATTGGAGACCAAATCAAAAGATTTTTTGAGACAGGAAAATGGGCAATGAAACTTATTTTTCTTGTTGTACTCGTAGAACTAGGATTAGTTGTAGGAGTCGTTGCAACTATGGGTAATGAACTAACTGATGAAGATGGAAAACATATTCATCATCTATTAGCACTAGCAATGACTAAATCATTTGCTTTATATTCAATGGAAAAAGCAGGAGAAAATCAAAAGTATCTTATTGAAAATGTAACTAAAAAATGAAATCTTTATTATTAAAAATTGGTGTTGGTATATCTTTAGGTATCAACCTTTTTATTTTTACTGCTTTATTATACAACATAAACAGGTATGATAAAAGAGTTGATGAGAATCGAAAGTGGTTGAAAGAAACTATCGAGAAAGAGGTTTACGATCAAATTAAATTTGTGATGCCTAAAGAATCTGGTGGTGTATATGTCCCCAATAAATGAAATTGAAGTACCAAATATTACAATACCTAATGTTGTAAGTAATCAACATTGGTTGAATGGTATACCTAATGTTCCAAGTAATCATCCACCAATCACAACACAAATAGGATTTCCGATTGTAGAAATACCTGGTTGCGTTAAGATGCATCAGGATAATAAAGATCACGTATCAAAATTACCTTTTGATAAAGATTTGGTAAATCAAGACGAAAAAGGAACCACAACTTTGTGTCCTCACGGTGAATATCCATCATATGAAGCGATGGAATATACACCAGAGCAGTTATTAATTACACAAGAAACACCACCACCCCCAGTTGAACCACCACCAGAAATCGAAGCACCAGAGATTCCTGATACTGGTGACTTAGGAAAGAAAGAAGATGTCCCTTGTCCTGGTCCAGGTAATTTAAGAGTTGGTGATACAACTCAAACAGGTGATGAAAGAGTTGTAGGTCACAAGCTTAGTGATGATGGCAAGATCTGTGAGACATTATACGAACCCACTACAGTAGTTGAAAAATTCCTACCACCAGTAAATCAAGCAGCAACTGTGACAGCACTTGCGGTGGTAGCTACAGCAGGTGCAGCAGCTACACCATTATTAATAAGAGTTATACGACCTGTAATAAAAAAGATATGGTCAACTATTCAGAAAAAATTAGGAAAAGAAGTTAGACAATTATCTAAATCAGAAATACAAACTAATAAGTATCGTGAAAAGAAAGGACTACCACCACTTAAAAGGAAGAATTAATTATTACCAATTGATATAGTTTTCAATACACTTGCATCCTTACTAATAGGTGGTTTTGTTTTTATTTCGTGTGTATGATTTTCTACAACACCTGGTGGATTTACTAATACTACATCAGCACATACAGCATAGTATGGTGACTTTGGATGAAACATAACACCAGCTTTCATCTGCTCTCCGCAATTTTTAAGTCTGGCTAGTTCAAAGTCTAATCTTTTATTTGCTGTTAATTGTTTTTGTAAATCTGTTTGTGTTTGTGCTGCCTCCATACATTTCTCTCTTGCTTCCTTATCTAATGGTCTTGACCAAGTAGCAGAGACACCACCTGATATATTATAAACTTCTTGTTGTCCTGTTCTTGTAGGAACATAATAGAGAATACTTCCTGGATTGTCTAATACACCGTCATCATCCAAATCTGACATATCATATACTGGATCCATATATGTATGTTCAAATGGACGCTTAAAATTTCCCGTTCCAGTGAGGTATGGCGTAATGTTCATGGTAGCTCCTTGACATTGTATACCATTACCATATGTATTAGTAATATATGGTCCTTGTAAAACTTGTATAGCTTGATTGGTTACTGAGCCTGAACTATTAGCGATTGGATTTGCTGTAGCACTTATACCCCCCACCTCTGCATATGCAGGGACTGAAACCACAGAAGTAGCAAGTAATAGACATAGTTTCTTAATTATTGTGTGAAGGTTGACGTTGTATCTGTGACCGAATTTATTGTTGTTGTTCTTTGTATTATTGTGTGATTTGACAAGCCTGGGCCATGATACGTTTCCGTGAATTGAAAGGCACCGCCCTGATTTGTCATCGTAAAGTTTGGTCTTTCTTCGAGGTTCAAACCATTCCATGTTGAAGTCACTCCATCTAATGTAATTTGTGTATTGCTAATAGAACCTGATCCTGTTGGTGTCAACTCTCCGTCTGCAACCACTCCCGAACCAGTTACAGTGTACTGCCAACCAGTATTATAATCCATACTATTTATGGTCTCCACCGTAGTACTTGTGGTAGTGGTGTTTGAAGTCATCGAGCCCTGGGTAAAATTAGGGACTACTGGAACAGCAATCGCAGTCTTCGCACTCGCAAGGGCAAATACACCCACAATCAGGGCAAGTCTTTTCATATTCATGACTCATAAGATTAGTCTATGACGGTGATTTCGCTGACGAATTGTCCAATCGCAGAAGTACCAGCACCACCTGCTGTTACCGTGATGACACCTGCACTTGTTACAGTACCTGCCAAGTCACCTGCGACTCCTGCTGCATATGAGGTCTGGTCTGATAGGTTTCCTACAGCACCCACGGTTGGAGCAGAAGTTGGAACTGCATCCGCTTGGGTGTAGGATTGGCTAAAGCTGAAAGCTGTGCCAGCTGTATCTTGTGTTGCTGCAATTGTACCTGGTGTATATACACCAGAAGTGATGGTTCCTGCAGATACTGTACCTGCTGTTGTACCATCAGTGGTGTCGATATTCGATCCAGAGATCGTATATGTCGAACCAATTCTATCAACCTGTGTTGCTGCTGCATTCACAGTTAACTGAACACTACTGGATAGTTTATGAGTGAGATCAGCCATAGCAGGTGAACTAAAACCCGCTAACAATAATATAGGTAATAGTTTTTTCATCTGTAAATTTACCTATTGACGTAGCTTTATTTAGCAAACTTAAACTTAAGGTTTGCAAATCAAAAATTTGTGTTATACTATAGGTACAGTTTAAAGACACTATGAAGTTATTTTTGGATACCGCAGATACAGATTTAATAGAAAAACACTTTCAGACTGATTTGATTGATGGTATCACAACAAATCCAACTCTGATTATGAAGAGTGGTCGAGACCCAGAAGAAGTTTATCAACAACTAATAGATTTAGGTATTGATGACATCAGTATGGAAGTTGTTGGCGACTTTGATGAAATGTATATGGAAGGGTTACGTCTTTCCCGTAAATTTGGAAAGAATGCAACAATTAAAGTTCCTTGTACTCCTGCAGGATTGAAAGTATGTAAGAAGTTATCAAGAGATTTGGTAAATGTCAATGTAACTCTTATATTTTCAGTAGCACAAGCAATACTTGCTGCAAAAGCAGGTGCAAAGTATGTTTCTCCTTTTGTTGGTAGAGTTGATGATAATTCATTTGATGGAATAAAGTTGATTGACCAGATTAGTGATGTATATACAATTCAGAATATAAGAAAGACAGAGATACTTGCAGCATCAGTTCGTGACGTTAAGACAGTATCAGATTCATTTGAATCAGGTGCTCACGTTGTGACTATGCCACCATCTGTCTTTGCGAAAATGTACAATCACGTTCTCACAGACAAGGGTTTGTATCTCTTCGATATGGATTGGGCAAAGGTCAAAAGGTAAAGAAATCAACACACTTGACACACTCACGACCTTGTGTTACAATAAATACCATTACATAGAACAACGGGATCGAAAGATCGTGCCCCTGCGTAGAATGTAAAATTCTAGTCGAAAGAATTTCCATCCGCAGGTTTTTTATTGCTTGCGAGATACTATAAAAAAAAATGATTAAATCAACAATAGCTGCTGTAGCAGCATCCCCTTTCCTATTCGCTGGTGCGGCTTTTGCTGGTCCATACGTTAATTTGGAAGCAACTGGTTCTTATCCTGATGGTGCATATTCATCTGGTGGAATCGAAGCAGTAGTCGGATATGAGGGTGCTACAGAATCAGGAATCGGTTGGTACGTTTCTGGTGGTCCAACAGTAACTCATACAGAATCTGCTGATGAGTTCGGTGACGTTGAGTTCATCGGTTATGTCGGTGGTTCATATGATAAGTTCTACGGTGAACTATCTGCTGTAACTGCAGAAGACGATGTTGACTGGGGTGCAAAAGCAGGTGTGAAGTTCACATTCTAAGTTTCAGTAACAACTTTACAAAGACCTCTACATAGTAGGGGTCTTTTTTTATATAATGAATTTACTCAAACATCCGTTGTTTCAGATTAATATGATATTGATTTGTTCTCTTGTGTTTATAGAGTTAATGCATATCAACTATCACAGAACAGCACCACCTTGTCCTGTACAAGAAATAGAAATGGAAGATGATTGGTGATATATAGTTATGATATCGTAACATTTTATAATGGATCGTAAAGTAAAGACACTGTTAAAAGTTGGATTACCACTCGTTATAGTAATCCAACTTATCTCAATCACATTTTTATTGGCAAGACTCAATAGAGATAAAGCATTCTCTTGTAAAACTGCCAGAGAGTATTTGGTGTGCAGACAAGTAGAACTTCCATAATTAAAGTAGATATATAATATAACGATTACATTATGTAAGTGAATGAAGTAAAGGTAAGAATGTTAAAGATGGAACCAATTAAAGTGAGGTGTAAATCCTGCAGTAAGGAGATAAGAGCTGCTGCAGGAAAGTCAGTGTGTTGTGGTTGTGCTAATATGACAACCATCAAAGGAGATGTCATATCTGCTGTCGATTTAAGCAAAGTTATTATGCTCAATACATACACAACGAAGAAAGATACTGGTCTTTCAACAGAGCAAATTGAGTGGCAAGAGGAACGTAGTAAACGTAAAATTCGTAAGTTAGACTTTGAAGTTCGCTAAATAATTGTACTTAGACCAGAACTCACCACTCTTTTCTATACGTGAGGAGGTTATAAGGGAAGAATTTTAAAGACGAATGGATATCAAAAAAGAACTCGATGAAGTTCAAAAAAAGATAGACGAAATTAAGAAAAGTCAGGAAACCCTCAAAAAAATTGCTGATTTACAGGAGAAACAGGACAAAAAAATGGCGAAACGACCATATAGTGGTGGTTATGAGATGATATGATATAATACATATTAAAAAGCAATCCGATATGTTCAAAGCACTAATCACAGAGTTTCCTCTGTCTGATGTTCCCAAAGAGAGAACAGTCACGGAGGAGAAGATACGGAAGTATACCTACACCAAAGATGAAGTAGATGTACTTATTTCTGCTGCTGTAGAGAAAGCAGTTGAAGAAGCAAAGAAAATTGATGACGAATCAATGGCAAAGCACAATCGTGATGCCACTGTGATTAGTATGATTCTTGGATTCACTACTCTTGCTTTATTTGTAGATGGATTGTTAAGAATGTTTGGAATTATTCCACCATTTATGGATTTAGATGTTAATATATTAAATAAGATTGAAACTGATATTATAGATAAGATAAAACAAGTCCCTATTCAAAAAATATTACAATCAGGATTCAGATGACCGACACTCTTATCTTTGTATACCTTGTATTCTTTGTAATACTATTTGCTTCCACGTTTGCATTTATGTGGAGGATGATGTCATCTACTTTAAGAGAGATGGATCGCAAACCTACAAGGTCATATGGAGATTCGATGAAAGCATATCAACCACCTGCACCACATCCAGAGATGGAAGGTGTAAAAACAGGTGAAGAATTACTAATATATACACCAGAAGAAGATGATGATGATGAATGACAAGTGATATTATACCATTATTTTCTACACCTTTATATAAAGGAAAAGTAGAAATTGAAAATTCTATTGATGAAAATTTTTTAAAATCATTTACATATACAAATCCTTATAATATTGGTTGGTGTAGTGACAATCAAAAAATTCTTTTAAATGATAATTTAAAATCTTTAAAATTAGAAGTAGATAGACATATAGATATTTTTTTATATGAAGTGCTTAAAATAGCACAAGGTAAACCTAAACACATACAATCGTGGATTAATAAACATTGTCCTGATAACTATTCAAGAATTCATTTTCATTCAAATTCTTTTGTAAGTGGTGGTGTATACTTAAA